AATTTAAAAGATCAGTTTGGAGCAGAACAAATCTACGGAACTCAAGGAACTTTTGCTGGACAACCATTAGCAGGTGGTGGTATTGCTAAAGAAGCAGGCGATAGATCAGGTGCAATGACAACATCCATGAACCCTGATTCACAGGGCTTGTCTTATTTATTTAATCGTGTTAAGAAGGTATAGGAGTAATAAATGGCAGATATAGATAAAGGACTCCCGAACACACGATCTAAAATTGAGATTCCTTCAGAAGAGGAATTGCAAGAAGTTGCTGTTCAGGATGAAAACGTAGAAGAATTAAAAGGACCCGTTGAAGTTATCCCTGAAGAGGATGGCGGAGCAACTATTGATTATGATCCGGGTGCAATAAACACTCCAGGAACAGAGTCACACTTTGATAACCTAGCAGATATTTTACCAGAAGATGCAGTTGAACCAATTGGAAACGAGATGGTTCAAAACTATATGGACTATAAATCATCAAGAAAAGAGTGGGAGAGTGCTTATACAAGTGGTCTAGATCTATTAGGATTTAAATACGAAAATAGAACTGAACCTTTCCAAGGAGCTTCAGGTGCAACACACCCAGTTCTTGCAGAAGCGGTAACACAGTTCCAAGCTCAAGCTTACAAAGAATTATTACCAAGTGATGGACCGGTTAGAACACAAGTTATAGGAATTAAAAATCCTGCAACTGAACAACAAGCACAACGTGTTAAAGATTATATGAATTATTTAATCATGGACACGATGAAAGAATATGAATCAGAATTTGATTCTATGTTATTTCATTTACCACTTGCTGGATCTACGTTTAAAAAAGTTTACTACGATGTACCACTTGGAAGAGTGGTGTCAAAGTTTGTACCAGCGGATGAATTAATTGTTCCGTACACAGCTACCTCATTAGACGATGCGGAAGCAGTTATTCATACCGTGAAAATTTCAGAAAACGAATTAAGAAAACAACAAGTTAATGGTTTCTACAGTGATGTTGAGTTAGGTCCTCCAGGTACAGATACTAATGGAGAACTATCTAAAAAAGAACGTGAACTAGAAGGAACTAAAAAAACAGGTAAGAACGAACCTGTTTATACTTTGTTAGAATGTCATGTTAATTTAGATTTAGAAGGTTTTGAAGATGTTGGAGCAGATGGAGAACCAACTGGAATAAAATTACCTTACCTCGTTACAGTCGATGAAGGTAGTAGGAAAGTTTTGTCTATTAGACGAAACTATGCGCCCGATGATCTAAAAAAAAATAAAATCCAATATTTTGTCCACTTCAAATTTCTGCCAGGACTAGGATTTTATGGCTTTGGACTCATTCATATGATTGGCGGATTGAGCAGAACGGCAACGGCTGCTCTCCGTCAATTATTAGATGCAGGTACATTATCAAACCTACCGGCTGGATTTAAACAAAGAGGTGTTAGAGTTAGAGATGAAGCATCACCAATACAACCAGGTGAATTTAAGGATGTAGATGCACCAGGTGGAAATTTAAGAGATGCTTTCTTTCCATTACCATACAAAGAACCTTCTCCAACATTATTAAACTTATTAGGAGTTGTTGTACAAGCTGGTCAAAGATTCGCGGCTATTGCTGATATGCAAGTGGGTGATGGTAATCAAGGTGCTGCAGTTGGAACTACAGTTGCACTTCTTGAACGTGGTTCACGTGTCATGTCTGCTATTCACAAAAGATGTTATGCAGCGATGAAACAAGAATTTAAATTATTAGGTAAAATAGTTTCACAATACTTACCACCAGAATATCCTTACGATGTTGTAGGTGGCCAAAGAAATATTAAACAAGCTGATTTTGATGACAGAGTAGATGTAGTGCCTGTTGCAGATCCTAATATATTTTCAATGTCTCAAAGAATTACATTGGCTCAAACACAATTACAAATTGCAACATCAAATCCACAGTTACACAACATGTATCAAATCTATAGAAACATGTATAATGCGATTGGTGTTAAAGATGTCGATGCAGTTTTACCTCCACCGGCGCCAAATGCACCAATAGATCCGAGTATGGAACATATAAATGCTTTAGGTGGAAAACCTTTCCAAGCTTTTCCTGGTCAAGATCACCAAGCACACATTACAGCTCACTTAAACTTTATGTCAACTAACATGGTTAGAAATAATCCTGCGATAATGGCATCAATTCAAAAAAATATATTAGAACACATTTCAATTATGGCTCAAGAACAAATTCAATTAGAATTTAGAGAGCAAATGATGCAGTTACAGATGATGCAACAACAAGCAGCAACAAATCCACAGGTACAAGCGCAAGTTCAAGACATCACAAACCAGATTGAAGCAAGAAAATCTGTGTTAATTGCAGAAATGACTGAAGAATTTATGAAAGAAGAGAATAAAATCACTTCACAATTTGATTCAGACCCACTATTGAAGCTAAAATCACGTGAAGTTGACCTAAGAGCGATGGAAAATGAACGAAAAAAAGAAGCTGACCAGACAAAAGCCGATTTTGATAGAGCAAAATTGATGCAAGCAAGAGATTTAGCTGAAGATAAGATGGATCAGAACGAAGAATTAGCAGAATTAAGAGCAGGAGTAAGTCTTGCAAAAAAAAATAATGCTAATATAAACTAATAAAGGTAAAAACTATGATGAACTATAAAAAAGCAAAACAAATGGCAGTTCCAAGTCAGAATATAGAGGTAGATCCAAGATCTAAGACTACAGCTGACGGTGCTTTCAACTATATTCCTACTGGAGACAAGGAAAAAGTTAGAGGGCAGAAAAGAATGCTAGCTGAAAAGAAAAAACCGGCTACTTGGTACTAAATCATGTGGTTATCGGCAATTAAATTAGCCGTTTCTGCTGGAAGTAAGATTTATGCTAACAAGCAGAAGACGAAAATGGCAATGAGTGAAGCACAACTCATGCACGCTACAAAAATGGCTCAAGGTCAGGAAGCTTACCAAGGAAAATTGTTAGAAGCAAGACAATCGGACTGGAAGGACGAGGCGGTCCTTGTAATATTAAGTTTGCCCGTGTTGGTGCTCGCGTGGGCGGTCATATCTGATGACCCGACAGCGATGGACAAGGTAAAATTGTTCTTCGACATGTTCTCGCAGCTTCCATCGTGGTTCACAAATTTATGGATACTTGTCGTGGCGAGTATTTATGGTATAAAGGGTACACAAATATTTCGTAACGGAGGAAAAAAATAATGTCAGGATTTGTAAGAGCAGGACAAACATTTTTAAAAGCTTTAATGAGTGGTGGTAAACAAAAAACTACTGGCACAGAGGTTATTAAATATATTAAACCCGATGTTGGTAAATTAGACAAAATTCAAAAAGGTAAGAAAAGAATTACAGACATAACAGATAAGTATGCTGTAGGATTTGCAAAAGATAATCCTAAACTTTTAAAAAAATTTAGAAAAAATTCTAAAAAAAATTTAGATAGTATATCAAAAATATACAAAGGTAAAAAAGATGGTGGAAGAATGGGTCTTAAATTTGGAAGTCCAGATCCAAGAAAACAAAACATTGAAAAAATTAATAAAACTTTTAATGTTCAAAAATCTGATCTTAACAAAGATGGTAAATTATCTGGTTACGAAAAGAAAAGAGGAAAAGCCATTGCTCAAGCAATGAGAAAAAAATAATGGCTAAACTTTGCGCAAAAGGCAAAGCAGCCGCTAAAAGAAAATTCAAAGTATATCCCTCAGCATATGCTAACATGTACGGTTCAGCCGTATGTTCAGGTAAAGTTACACCAGGTGGCAAGAAAAGAAAAAAAGCTATGGGTGGTGGAATGATGGATATGACTAGAATGAAATACCTTAAAGGAGGACAAGTATAATGGCATTAAAAGATATATTACCAGGAGATAGAAAAAATAATAAAACTATTCCTGTATCACACTCAAAAGATCATCCAGACGTTCAAAAAATAGCAGACAAAAAATTAGAAAAGATGAGAAAAAAAATGTTTGGTGGGGTAGGTATGATAGGTGACAGTTCAAAAAAATCTGAAAAGATGCAAAAAAAGGCAGAGAAGGAAGCTAAAAAATTTATGGACACACTTCAAACTATGAAGTCAAAAGACATGACTGAAAGAGAAGGTTCATTTGCAAAAGGTGGAAGAGCCGGATACAAAGATGGTTCTAAAGGTTGTAAGTTAGCTATGAAGGGAAAAGGGAAAGCTTACGGAAAGAATTCGTAATGCGTACACACTTTTCAAAAGGTGGTTTAAGACAATGGGTAGCGGAGAAATGGG